TACCATAATAACCTAAAGCTTTAGAAAGAGTATCTTGTTGAATTGCTCTAGCTCTATCTTGAGCTGTTAAATATATATTAGCATTAGCAGCTTCACGAGCTTTCAATAATGCAAACTGTTCAGGATTAACATAACCACCTTCTACTCCTGCACCTGCACCTGTTCTACCTTGTGAGAATAATGTATTAGCTAAAGAAACATTTTCTGCTTCTCTTTGTGGTTGTAAACCTGCTAAAACTTTATTATAATAATCAGAAGTCATTTGTTGAGTATCTAAATTCATACCTTGTCCAAATAGACCTTTACCATAATTAGCTATATCAGTAGCAAATTGGGTTTGTTCTGCAGAAGGAAGAGCTTCTGTAGCAGCACTTGTATACTTTTCATATAAAGCTTGTAATTCAGGAGAAAGAGTAACAGCTCCTGTTTTACCATACCAATTTATTCCACCAGTAGGACCTGAAATGGAATAGGGTTTAAATTCCATTTGACTATAATCTGGTTGATCCTGTCCAGTTATACCAAGTGCATCTGTTATAAAACTCATATTAAACCTCTGTCTTTATAAAATTAATAATGTTCTCATTCCTACTTACTTCCTTAAACCCAAGTCTTTCTACAAATTCTTTTGTTTCAGGAAAAGTAGATGTTTCAGCTTTTCCATATTTTAAGACTATATTCTTAATTAGTCTTTTATACATTTTCATTGGAAACCATTTACCTTTATATTCAGGAAGGCATCCACAGTGTATTCTATTACCTTTTACTACAAATAAAGCTATTGTTTCATTATTACGATAAACTGGGTAGTATTCCCAAGTTAAAGCTTCTTCTAAGAACTTTCTTTTACCCTCTTTAGGACTTCCATATATCTTATATAGAAGGTTAGCATATTCTACTTTAATCAATTATGCTGTTCTATTCCACATATACACAACAACATAAGGAGGAAGGTTAAGATTAGTACCTGATACACCTGTTGTTGAGTTAGATACTGTAATACCTGTTGTAGCTGTAGAAGTATTACTTGTACCAGTTCCACGATAACCAGGTTGAGCTCCTGAACCACCAATAACATCGCCTCCTGCATAAGGGACTGTGTGTAAGTGACCAGCATCAGTAACTGTTGCAGTGTGGGTATGGCTAATTACTACAGCATCTGCACTACCACCAGTATTACCAGCTACATAAAGACCAGTTCCACTCTGTCCTACTAATACACGACCTGATCCATAAGCTACCCATGTACCAAATCCAAATAAAGTATTAGGGTTAGTAGAAGATGTAGATGTATAAATAGACCCTATAGGATATACTGCTGCTAAAGCTGAAGTTACAAATGCTGTTGTAGCAAGTTGTGTTGTATTAGTTCCTGATGATGCTGTTGGAGCTGTTGGAACACCAGTTAGAGCAGGTGAAGCTAAGTCAGCTTTAGTGTTTACAGCTGTTTGTAAATTGTTAAACTCAGTATCAAACTCAGACCCTTTAATAATCTTTCCTGAATCGTTTTCAGGTAAAGAATCTTTAGCAAGAAAGTTAGTGGTTTTGGTATAGTTAGACATTATAAAATTTTCCCTATTTTAAGATAGACATCTATTTTTTGTATTGATACTGGATTATCATTTACTGTAGCTTCAATTCCAAATTGTAGTACTTTTCCTGATCCTGATAATGGCATAGAAACTGTATTAACACCAATACCTGCTGAAGCATACTTACTTATATTATATTTAGCTGTAGTATTATATTTAGAAAATGTTTTAGTACCTAAATTTTGTATAACATTCACAGATAGTGGATTTAATGTATAATCATATCCATATTTAAATGCAAAATCTTGATCTCCACTACCAATAACAACTAAGTTAGCTTTTTTAAGCATTTTATTTTGTGTTGGGGCACCTAAATCTGAATTAGATGTGTAATAACTAAATGTATAAGAAGAGGTTTTATCTAAATATCCAGTATATTCTGCCATACCATTTGGTACACCCAATAGAAGTTTTCTATCTTCAGTAGCACAAAATGCTTTATATGTAATACCAGTATTATTATTCCAAAGAGTAGTTCTTGCTGCTCCATTTTGTAATACATTCCTTAAATCAAAATAGACCATTGTCTTAGATCCTGGGAAAGTAATTAAATAGAAAGCATCTCTTTCAAAATAAGCACTTTTAATATTAGTTAATGTTTCAACTGCCAAATATCCTACTAAGTCATCTCTAATATTTAAAGATAGTTCTCTTAATGGCATAGAGTTTTCTTGAACTGTACGATTAAAACTTCTAACACCACTCTTAGATAAAAATACTAAGTCATTTCCAGTATGTTGTAATGAATCTCTAGCAATACATCCAATACCTTTAACAGAATCTGCTAATACCATTGTAGAAGGATCTGTTGCTCCTTGATAAACTACAATATTATTTTTACAAAAGATAACTAAATATTTATTATGTTGTGCTAAAGCTACAATTTCATCATTCTGTCCAACTACAGCACCAATATCTAACAATCCACTACCAGTGCCTGCAAATGCTGCACCTTCTAATAGTTTACTATAATAAATAGTTGTTTTATTATCTGTAAGACCAGCTACCCATACTCTACCAAAAGCTGCAATACAGCAATCAGGGTCAAATGTAGAAACACCTGTAGGCATTGTTCCATATCCATCTGCTGTACCTACTTTTTGAAATACAAAAGGACCACTATGAGCACCTTCTCTATAGACAAGGAATGGATTTCCACCTTGTGCAGCAAAAGCATAAGATTCTGCAGCAGGACCACTACCTTCAGGGAGAGCACACCACTGCCATCTATTTCCTGTAAATGTTGGTTGAGTTCCTAATGCAACTGGACCACCTGAATCTGCACCAAATACATATTTTCTAGTAAGTGTAGTTGTAGTATCACTAGCAAAGAGTTTACCATCACCTGATGATAAGTAACTAATTGAACCTCCTACTGTTTTAAATTCAAATATAGATTCTAAATAACTATCTGTACTAAGGGCATTAGATGCAGTAGTAGGTCTATATATTGTTACATTACCACTAGTAGAACCACTAGTTCCATGAGTAACTGTAAATGTATTTGTTGTAACTGCTGTGATAGCAAATGCTCCATCCGTAGCAGTTCCTGTTGTAAAATCTAAATAAACTGTGTTTCCAACTGCTAAACCATGACTATTATATGTTACAGTTACTGTAGTACCTGATCTAGCATAAGTTCCTGATAGTCCATTTCTAGTTTGTGAAATATCAATTGTATATGTACCAGTTCCACCAGTTCCTGTACCTAAAGCAGTAATTGTAGTTCCTGCAGTGATACCTACACCTGAGATTATAGTGCCAATAGATAATGTACCTGATGTTACTGAATAGACAGTCATTGTAGTTGCAGAGATAGATGCAGTAAATATAGCATTAGTAGAGTTTGTCAATAAACTCCAACCTTTTCTAGCACCTAAACGACCATATTTATCAATAATACAGTTATTAGCTACAGTAGCATATCCACTCTCAAGAGTAACACCTGAGTCTTGAGTATTTAAACCCATGAATCCAGGTGCAGTAATACTTGTAGTTTTTAAGGCTCCAGACATTATTTAGAATACCAAGTAATTTCGTCAGGTCTATTATTAGCTTCAATAGCAATTAAATCAGCTAACATATTTCTATATCGTGCCTCTACATCCTGACTACCACCATCTTCTCCTCGTTCACTAATAGCTCTAGCTAAAGTACCTTCTACAACTAATTGAGCATTAACTTGTATAACATCAGAGTCATTTACTAATTCTGCTTGAGGTAAAACTACATTAAAACGCAAATCATAATTACCATTAGGAATAGGAAATACATCTACTTGTGTATCACCATTACTATCAACACCATTAAAGTTATAGTAAGCAGGTGAACCTGTTTGTGGAGTTGTTAATAGAAATTGTGTATTAAACCAAGTAAGACTTCTTTCATCCATAAACCAATTAGAAGTATCATTAATTACATCAATAACTTTAAAACGAGTTCCAGCACCATCTAATACATAATTAAATAAATTATTAGATGTAGTAGCTGTTAAAGTT